GATATTGAAGCGTATAACAACGTTTGGGAAGGAATTCCACGACAAACGATAGATGGTGCCATCTTTGCTAAAGAAGTCACTATGGCCGAATTACAAGGCCGTATATGCAATGTGCCATACGATGCAACCAAGGGCGTTCATGTTGTATTCGATTTGGGGTGGAATGACCATACTGCGGTGTGGTTTGTACAACTGTTTCCAACAGAAACCAGGTTGATAAGATACATAGAAGATAACCAGCAAACCATTAGTTACTGGATGGCCAAGATTCAATCCTATGGTTATATGATTGATACGATATGGTTGCCGCACGATGCCAAAGCTAAATCATTGGGAACTGGCAGAAGTATTGAAGAAATTGTCCGGCAAACAGGAATTATGACTAAAGTTCTAGACCGTGTACCGGTTGCAGATTCAATAAATGCCGCTAGAACAATCTTCAGTAAATGCTATTTTGATAGGCAAAATTGTGAAGAAGGCTTACAATGTTTACGACACTACCGGTATGACGTTGACCCAGAAACGAAACAGTTTAGTCAGAAGCCGCTTCACGACCACTTTTCTAATGGTGCCGATGCCTTCAGGTATATAGGATTAATGGTAAACGAACCTAGAAAACCGGTTAAAAGAACCGTTAACTACGTTCAATCTAGCTGGATGGGATAGATTATGGCTGAAGCGCAATACGATGATTACGACCCTAGAATTGATGATGCAAAGCAATTCCTACGTTTTGCGGCAGATGCCGATACTAATAACCGTTCAGAAGCATTAGATGACCTAAAGTTCGCCGGTGGCGACCAATGGCCAGTAGAAATTCAAAATAGCCGTAGCGTAGAATCGCGCCCATGCTTAACAATCAATAAAGTTGATGCGTATATCCGTCAACTATGCAATCAGCAACGTCAGCAACGCCCACGGATGAAAGCCCATGGGATGAACAATCAAACTGACGAACAATTAGCCGATATTGTTACTGGAATGTGCCGTCATATTGAAAATCAATCCAATGCAGACCATGCTTATGACACGGCTTATGAATCAGCGGTACGTATGGGCTGGGGTTTTTGGCGTGTAAATACACGTTACATTAACGAAAAGTCATTTGACCAAGAAATTTGCATTGATACGATTGACAACCCATTTACAGTTTATTTTGACCCTAATTCTGTATTGCCAGATGGTTCAGATGCAGAAAAAGTATTAATTACCACGGTAATTCCTAAAGAAAACTTTAGAGCAATGTACCCTGGCGCTGAAGATGGAAGCGGATTTACTCAGCGTGGTACAGGCGATAGCGATGCCGAATGGGTAATGAAAGAAGATATTCGTCTTGCTGAATACTTTTATACCAAAATTGTTAATGCAGACCTAATTCTATTGTCCGATGGCACTCATGTTTACGAAGATGAAATGCCAAGCAAAAAAGTATTAGAAATGGCCGGCATTTATGAAGTGTCTAGACGTAGTTCTTGGCGCAAAGAAATCCATTGGTGCAAACTTACTGGTATGCAAATCCTTGAAGAAGGCAAATGGGCTGGTAAATATATCCCTATCGTGCCTACTTATGGTCAGCAATTAGTTATTGAAGGCAAACGTAAGAAATTTGGCCTAGTTCGTATGGCTAAAGACCCACAAAGAATGTATAACTTCTGGGTTACATCCATTACTGAATCCGTGGCACTCGCGCCCAAAGCCAAATGGATTATGGCTGAAGGACAAGACGAAGGACATGAGAACGAATGGGCGCAAGCTAATACCAAAGCCATGTCTTATCTGCGTTACAAGCAAACAGATACCGATGGCCAGCCAGCACCACCCCCAATACGTCAGGCACCAGAGCAACCACCAGCCGGAATTATGGCGGCGGCCGCTGGAATTAATGCTGATTTAATGGCAGTTGTAGGTATTTTTGACCCAAGTCAATTACCACAAGGCAATATCAGCGGTAAAGCATTGCAAGGTCAACAGATGCAAGTTGACATGACTAATTACCATTACTACGACAATTTGACACGTTCAATTGCCCATACCGGCCGTATTATTCTTGACCTTATCCCCAAGATTTACGATAAAGAACGGGTTATGCGCATTATTGGTGAAGATGGCAAGCCAAAAATCATCACTATTAATCAGCAAGGCAAAGACGAAAACGGCGTAGATAAGGTTTTAAATGACGTAACCGTTGGTGAATATGACATTGTGATGGAAACTGGCCCTGGATTTAGCACTAAACGCCAAGAAGCCGTTGAATCTATGATGGCCGCTTTAACTGCTAATCCAAACCTATTTGGTCAGATTGGTGACTTGGTATTTAGAAATATGGACTTCCCAGGCGCAGAAATCATTGCAGACCGCCTTGCTTCTATCAATCCATTGGCAAAAATTGACGACCAATCCAAGATACCGCCCCAAGTTCAAATGCAAATCCAGCAAATGCAACAAGCATTGCAACAAATGGGTCAACAGAACCAGCAATTGCAAATGTATATCAAGCAACGCCAAGATATTGAAGCAGTTAAGCAAGACCACGAAGATAACCGCGCATTGCTTAATGCCCAAGTTAAGGTCCATGACCAAAATACTAGGTCAGTTACTAGCCAAAACAAGATGGAAATTGATGCGCTTATGGAACTTATCTTGCATCACATGGACACGAACAAGCTTGAAAGAGAAATTGAAGCACGTAATAAAGAACAGTATGGTTTTGCAAATCAAGCAAATGCTAGTTTGCAACCAACTAATGTTGCACAACCGCAGTAAATTGTTGTATAGTTGAAACAACCTACCGATGGGTTCATCGGGCAAATTCTTGGAGTGAAGTCCATGTCAGAAGCAAATGTAGCAGAACGTTTGGCATCAAACGTAGTAACAAATGATAATTCAGCAGATTTTTATGCTGGGAAACTAGGTTTAGCTACCGAAGAAAGCCCAACTGCGGCTACTGTTGAGGAAACTCCAGTAGAGCCAGCGGCCCAAGTAAGTCAGAGTGAACCAGACCCATCGGAAGAAAATGCGACTGTAACAGAGGAACCGAAATCTAACCCCAAGTTGGAAAAACGTTTTTCTGAACTGACCAAAGCACGAAAGGCGGCCGAAGAAACTGCGGCACGTGAACGTGAAGCTAGGGAAAGTTTGGAAGCACGTTTAGCGGCTTTAGAAGGGCAAAAACAAGCGCCACAAACGCAAATTGCCAATACAAAGCCACAACCAGACGATTTTCCGGATGCGTTTAAATACGCTGAAGCGTTAGCCGAATGGTCAGCAAATGAAGCAGTAGCAAGACGTGATAGGGAAGTAAGGCAACAACAAGAGCAAGCTAAACAACAGGAAGTATTAAAAACCTGGCAAGAAAAGCTTGATGCAGTTAAAGCCGAAGTACCCGATTACGAAGATATGGTTGCATCATCAACAGTTGCAGTAAGCAATGAAGTACGTGATGCGATTTTAGAAAGTGATGTTGGTCCAAGAATTCTGTATGAACTTGCTTCAGACGATGAATTGGGTGCCAAGATTAATTCCTTATCTACCGCTGGTGCGTTAAAGCTGATTGGAAAGTTAGAAGCGAAGTTTGAAGCGAAAGCCGAAGAACCAGCTACAAGTAAGCCTGTTGCGGTGAAATCCAATGCACCGAAACCTATTAATCCTATTCGTGGGACAGGCAGTCAAAGCGTTTATACCGATGGCGAACAAATCGACTATCAAGCTTGGAAAGCCGGCCGCAAAACAGGAAAAATTCGTTAAGGTAAAAATTTAATTTACTTATTAAGGAATTTGTATCATGGCAAATAATTTATTAACCATTAGCAAAATCACCAACGAAGCGTTGATGGTTTTAGAAAACGAATTAACATTTACTTCAGAAGTTGACCGCAATTATGATGATCAGTTCGCGGTAGTCGGTGGCAAGATTGGCGCAACAGTAAACGTAAGACGTCCTGGACGTTTCGTAGGTGCGACAGGCCCCGCTTTGTCCGTTGAAGATTTTAATGAAACAAGCGTACCAGTTACATTGACAACCCAGTTCCAAGTTGCGACCCAGTTCACAACGCAAGATTTGGCATTGTCCCTCGATATGTTTTCGGATAGAGTGCTGAAACCCGCGGTAGCAACTATTGCAAATAAAATCGACCGTGATGGTTTGGTAATGGCAAAAAATAATACTGCAAACATCGTTGGTACTGCTGGTACTGCACCAACTGGTTTGATTACTTATTTAACTGCCGCCGCTTACCTTGATTCTGAAGGTGCGCCACGTGACGGTCGCCGTAGCTGTATCGTTGAGCCATTCACATCAGCAACTATTGTTGATAGCTTGAAAGGTTTGTTCGTTCCACAAGAAGCAATTGGCGAACAGTATCGTAAAGGCTTGATGGGTCGGGATTCCGGCGGCATGAACTGGAAAATGGACCAAAACGTTCAGGCACAAACTTTCGGTAGCTACTCCGGTGCTACATTGTCTTGTAACGTTACAACTGCAACTGGCTTCTTGACTTCAGGTTGGGCGCAAACTTCTACCATCACTATTGGTGCAACAAGTGCGGCGGCAACATTGAACCAAGGCGATACATTCACTATCGCTGGCGTATATGCAGTTAACCCACAAAACCGTCAAGCTTATGGTTCAGGCAAACTACGTTCATTCGTAGTTACTTCAGCCGTGTCTATCAGTTCTGGTGGTACTGCTTCTGTTACTGTTTCCCCAGCCGTTATTACTGCTGGTCAGTTCCAGAACGTTAGCGTAACTTCAACTGGTTCACAG